TCTATAGAATTCCGCCTCCGCTTCAACCATATTCATTCCAAGGTTATTACCTTCGAATTGACTATCCACTCTTGAATAGAGTGTATCATCCAACGATTTCTCATCAAATAGGTTTACAGAATCTAACCCAAGTGTGTTTGAAAGATTTTTTAATAATACATCAGGGATGTTATTAATCTTATCATAACTTACATTTCTCATGTATGCTATGTTGTCTATGAATTTCTTTACAGAATCAAAACCACTTCCATAAATCTGAAACATCGAAGACATTCTTTGATCTTCAGTATCGAATTCATTTAATGATGCTGTTGTTAAAAATCTTGATATTAAGTTAGACTTGTATTGATCGACTTCATCACCTATAGATTTTAAACTTTCTAAGTATCCAATATATTCAGTACCACCAATCTTTATGTTCCAACCATCTTTGAATAATGGCCAACTAATTTTAGTTGTTGTAGTTTCTGTTTTAGAACCATCTAAGGAATCTTTTGGTAGTTTGAACTCAGCGGTGTACTTAGGTGCGGATTCTCTATCTAATATTAAACTTTCTAACTCATCTAAACTTCCGAAAAACTCTTCTACTGTCTGATTAATTGGTCTAATTAAGAAACTCTCACCATATGTGTTACCAATAAAAGGTTTTCCCTTAACTTTTAACGTAATAAGTCCGTCGTTACCCGCCTTTGTATATGTTAATATCTCATACTCAACCTCATCAATAATAAGGGAGTACTTAGAATAATTCTCAAAGAAGTTTTTAAATTCGTTATTAACATCAGGACTTACATTACTTAAAGGTTTTTCAAGTACTACATCTAATGGATTAAATATTTTTGATCTTTCAAACTTAAAAGTTGTTGTTCTTGCCTTAAGATCGTAAGTAATATTCTCCGCAGTGTATTGTGAAAATGATATAGGAGTATCTTTGTCAATAAAGAAACCCGCAGGGAACTGTTCTACTATATTATTAACTGAAGATGATAGTCTTTTACTTAAAGATCCAAATAGTGTCTTAGAACCCGCGTCTTTGTTCTCTCTGAACTTTACTTTACCTTCTTTCTTTACAGATCTATCTGATTTTGTTTTAGGTGCATTAGTTTCTTCTTTAAGGTCTTCAATTGTTAAAAAATCAGAAAAAGGTACAGATGTAAAACTCTTAGTATCTCTTTGTGGTATTGTCTTATCTATTGAAAAGTTTGTGGCAGTCAACTGACTTGACCCATTGGTAATTTGATTACCAACTAAGTTGTCATTAAAGGTATCCCCTCCACTCGCAGATTGACTTGGAACTTTTCTTTTCGCCATTATTCAGTGATATCATCAAAGTTTTTAGTTTCATCGATTTCGTCCCTCTCTTCTCTAACCTCGTAAAGTGTTTCGTTGAACTCATCTCTCACCTCAAACAAGTTAAATTGTTTGTAGATATTGTTTTCCGCAGTGTATATCGTGTATATTCCATCAGAAATAGATTTTGTTTGGTTACCGTAGAACGCGTAAGCCAATGTTGTCTCATCGTGTTCTACCATATCAACCTCAATCGTTGTTGGGTTAAAAAATGTATTTGATAAAACTATGTTTTGAGACGGTTCCCCAATAAAAGGAACTGTATTCGGTCTATTAGATGGTGCAGATGACGGAGTTACCGTTAAAAACAACAAATTAGTCGCTTGATCTGTATATTGATATCTTATTGCCTTTTGAGTTGTACTTGTCAGATTTGACGTAATTGGAGTACAGTAGAATGAAGATGTAACAACCCTGTAAAAGTTAGGGGTTTTACTTCCATCGTTATTCAAATACTCTATTCTGTATCCAACTAACCCTTGAGGGTTGAATTTATTTCTATCTGTTGACGGTACATTACTTAAATCTATTATAATCCCTCTTACCGATGGTAGTGCTGCTAACACCCCACAGTCGGTTATGGAGGTTCTTATTTGTTTAGGTCTAAGATGTAAGGTATATATACCTATTTCATCGAAGTCCGCCGTATCTAACTTTAGATTGTATAGTCCACCTAAAATTTCCGTATCAGGTGCGTTCGGTGCATCCGTCGTATCTGAATTGTGATAGATAGGTGTTAATATATCTTCTGAATTTAATTTTTTAAATTGTACAGGTGCGGACGACGTTCTCCCCGAGACGTAATGATAGAAAATTTCTACGTCTGATGGTGACACATCTGCCGGTCTTACTGTTCCATAACTACCTACTGCCATATCCTTTTAATTAATAAATATTATTCTATTGTTTTTTAACTTGGAAAAATCCATTTCCGTAGATATCTATTTCACCTACGTTGTCAATTTCTCCTAATCTTAGGTTCATTTCTAAGACTCCTTGCTTACCTCTTTCAACAAATACATCAGAAAAAATGGTTGGTTCGTCAATAAAACCGATGAAATGTTCGTTCCTTGTTAACATCTCATTAAAAACCTCTTCTTTTTCATAATCACTTGTTGTCCCTGTTATTGTTGTTATTCCATCATCATAATCTTTATATGATAAATTATCTATTGTATACCCCGTATAACTACCTACACCATCTGTACCTATTGTTGTACCTTGGTAAGTACTTTCACCGTATCTCTTTAATTCACTTAATCTACTTCTCCCTTTAGCCGCAAAATATATTGGACCGTCTGAGTCTTTCTCGACATAATCTAAGTCGTTTATATAGTTTTGAGTGATTGTAACTCCCGTAGTATATGGTAACGTGAACGGACCAAATGACCCATTAGGGTTAGTTACTGTTGTGTTTTTAGGTACTGTAATTTTTTTAGTTATTTTTTTCTGAGCCCAATTATTACTTAAACCAATAGACACATTATAAGTACCTGAAGAAGGAAACGTATGCTGTTTAAATTCTAAATTATTACCCATACCCACACCAATAGTATCTACAGTGCCGTCACCCCAATCAATAGAAAAATCTTCGTTTTTAATTATCCTCAACACATCCTTATTGACCGAGTTATACAATCTAATCGTGTTTCCACTGGTATGTTGGTAATTAAAATTTGTTATTTGTTCAACCTGTTCGATATCACCTTCAAATCCAACCATTCCTCCCATCTCATATCCTTTACTATCCAAGTATATTGGTAAGTGATATGTTGTACCCGTAATCGATCTTAATATTTTATAATAATTTTTATTCATTATTTAGTCAGTTGAAGTATTAGGGTCTGCAGGTCCTACCGGTGTTGTAGGTGCTAATGGGTCACTACTATTCACTGTTGGTGTTGGAATCTCATAAAACTTTATGGGGTCTCCACTCATACCTTTTCGATTCGAAGTATAGGGTGATGAGGTACCGTCGTATTCTAAAATAGTGTAATGGTATGTGGGGGTGTTGGTCCTATCCATTTCCACTTGAAAGTATAAATCCTGTTCTTCAATGATTGTGGAGGTGGTGGTTATTTCTTTATTTGCAAATTGTACTTTACTACCATCAAAAGAGTTGTAAAACTTTGCCGACATAAAGAAAGTAGTTCCTGTAAGTTCTGTCTCTTCTAAAACAGTATCATCATGGAACCAAAAAAGATACATGTTCTCTTTGTTTCTCATACTTGAACCGAAAAACACAGGTACATATATTTTTTCAAATTTGTTTGTAAAGGTTACTCTTTCACCAACTGCGGGTGCTAAGTTTTTTGCAAAAACCAATCTTCTGTTAGATCTATTAGGTGGTTCATTATTAGGTGTTTTATAAAACTCCAACCTAAAAAAACTATATTTTAGGTTCGCCATTAATTTATCTGTTTGAGTAATACCTACATTCTTGTAATCTAAAGTGTAGTTATTTGATGAATCCTTAAAATAGAAGTGAAACCATATATCAGTCTGTTCCACAGTATTAACTGTGGTTGTAAATAACGATGCCGAGTCTGTCGCGGTGTTTGAATCATCAGCCTCATCTGCCCCATCTGAAGGTGGTGGTAAACCTATACTAGATATATATGGTTTATGTATATACCTGTTAGTTTCATAATTTTCAACAGGATTAATAATATCTCTTAAAACCTCATCCTCATACGATTGGAAATTCTCATCCCACCCCGCGTCGGTTTTAAAGTTTTGTTCCTTATTAATTAATAAGTTCTTATTATTTTGATTAAATCTAATTTTCATCTAACAGAGTCCGTCGTTATCCTCACTGAAATTAGTAAGACCATCGTTTTTATTCATGAAGGTCTCTTCATTTCTAAGGTAAAAGTTTATGTCAGATTTGACGTAATGTTGTCCGTTTGTAAATGGGTGGTTTGTACCAAACCCATCAGGATCAACATAACCGTGATCATATAAATCTCTCCATTTCCATAAAACTCTGTAGTCATCGTAAACGGAATTTTCTGGTAGACCATATATTTGATCTGTATTAGCGGTCTCTACATATGGTGAGAGTTCCCTTAATTTAACTCTTTGGTGAGGTTGGTAGTATAACCCTAAAGGGTTTGTTACACTTGATCCAGCACTTGGATCTATTTGTCCGTGATTAAAAATATTAAAATCAATTGTGTATTTATGAAACGACTCAGACAATATAGTTTCTTTAAAATCTTCTTTGTTGTATTCCACAAATGCACCTAACATCTCATCATCTTTCTGAAGTTCAGTACCCTGACTAAATGTAAAACCACTATTAGTAAAATTAGTTGATTGGAGTCCCGAATCCGATCCCACAAATGTTCTATCGAAGTGATTATCAACCCAATCATTGTGGAAATGAAATTTATATCCATGTCTTGGAGGATATTGGAAATATCCATTACCATTTTTAAAAACCTTTGTTACGTATGCATCGGTTATTGTATACCCTAAATTATTTGTTAAACCATTTATATCTATTTCGTCTTTAAAGTGAAATAAAACTGTTTCAGGTCTATTTTGTACTGTGTATACATCGTTTCTATTGTCTGCGGTCTCGAATTGTAGTTTTCTCTCTATTTCAAAAACAGGTGTTTCAAAACCTGTTCTATCTATTATACAGTCGTCGGTATTTGTAAGTATTTTATGTTTATGAACATAATACTCAGATGTTGTTCCCAACATTCTTGATTTATCTATACATCTTTTACCAAAAACAACTCCACTCATTGTTTGAGAACTAGATAATGATGTCTTTTGTATAATTAAAACGTATTTCTCAGAGTCAAATATTTCATTACCCACTGAAGATATTGGAAATATTCTATCCAACTCAGTACCACCACTTATTGAAGTTCCTGAGACTATTACATATTCCCCCTGTTTCATGTTATGAGGTATTGGACTTATAAGT